AAAGAAAGACGGTGTTTTCGCCGTTTCGCTTGTTGAAAAGCCTGCGATGGAAGAAAACTTTATTGCACTTTCAAAGGACTTTGTAGAGTTAAAAGCTATTGACGAAAAGCGAATTGTTTTAGGTGCAGCGTTAATTCCAAATAAGAAAATTTACCGTAAAGATAAAGATAAAGAGTTTGAAATATTCTTTTCAGAATCAACGGTAAAACGTGCAAGCGAGTTGGTATTTATGCGAGGGCAACACCAAAACGCAACCGAGCAACACGCTGTTAAAGTTGACGGAATGACTATCGTGGAATCGTGGATTATTGAAGATGCCGAAATGGATAAATCTAAAATTTACGGTTTTGATTTACCCAAAGGAACGTGGATGATAGCAATGAAAGTTGATAACGATGAAACTTGGAAAAAAGTAAAAGACGGCGAGTTAAAAGGTTTCAGCATCGAGGGATATTTTGCCGAACGTTACGAAATGTCAGCACGTGAAAAAGTAGTACAAATTATAAAATCATATAAATGAAAACAAGTTTAGAAATTATCAACAAGCTATCGGAAAAAGAGGCGGTAAAGTTGGATAGTCAGTTAGTGGAATTGGCTTTGATTGACGATTTAAGAAAACAAGCAAACACATCAAGTAAATTAAACGCTGAAAATATTAATTTAATCAATAAAGTAAAATCTAATTATAAAGAATCTTTATCTATTTTATCTAAGGTAGAAACAGAAGCTCAAAGGGCTTTAAAATTAGCGATTGAATTAGGTGTGGGAGATTCGATTTATAAAGATTTTTTAAGTTCAGTAAAACAAGATATATCAATAAATCAAAAACTTTTAGATAAACACAGCTAATTATGCCAACAAAAACAACATCACCAAAAGGCGGAAAACGTGGTTGCCTATGCAAGGACGGAAAGTATCGCAAAGAATGTTGTGAGGGCGAATTATCACAGCAAGGGATAGGTTCAACAGTAAGCGGTGGAACGCAAATTGTAATCAATCCGAGCCAAAATACAACGGTAATAATTTGCTAAAGTGCAACAGAACAAAAACAGAATAGTTTAATAAAAAAAAGTCAAATGAATTATAAAGAGATAGTAAAAAAGATTTGTGTTGCTTTGAATATCGAAGTGAAATTGGAGCAAATGAAACTTAACGATGGCGTTACGGTAATCGAAGCGGATAGCTTTGAAGCTAACAACGAAATTTTTGTTGTAACGGAAGATGACCAAAGAATCCCTTTACCCGTTGGTGAATACGTTGTCGAAAACGGAATGGTTTTAATCGTTGCGCAAGAAGGTGTAATTGCTGAAATTAAAGAACAAGAAGCACCAGAAGAAGTTGAAGAAGAAGAATTGGAAAAACCACAAGCACCAGCTGAAACAATTGAAAAATCAGCGGTTAAGAAAACAGTTGAATCAATGGTTAAAGAAACGTTCTTTTCGGAATACGAAGCGTTGAAATCTGAAAACGAAGCATTGAAAACACAGTTAGCACAAATGGAAGAACCGAAAGCAATTGTTCACAATCCCGAGCCAACGGAAAAAGTAAAGGTAGAAGCACCTAAAAGCACAAGAGATTTAGTAATGAAATTTATAAACCAATAAAATGAGCACAACTTATTTAGCAGTAACCAACGATACAGAACGTCAGTTGGCAAACGTTGAAGCCGTAACAGGCGCAACAACTTTGACCGCAGAGGATAGCGGAAAAGTATTAATATTAAAAGCATCAGCAGGAGCGCAAATTACACTTCCAGCAGTAGCAACATCAGCAGGTTTGCGATTTAAATTTATCGTAGGTCAATTGTTTGCGACTACAGACTGGACAGTAAAAGCGGCTACAAATGTTATCGAGGGAAGCGTATTAGTTAACGGAGCGCACGTAGCAGGGGTTGACGAAAACACAATTTCTTTCGTGGCGTCAGCAGAATCAGTTGGAGACTTCGCAGAATTAGTTTGTGACGGAACAAATTGGTATGTGAACGGTTCAGGTGTTTCAGCAGGAGCAATCACTTTAACAGCAGTTTAATTTTAAAACATTTATAAAAAAATGAGTACAACTACATCAATTACAACTACTTACGCTGGCGAGTTCGCAGGTAAGTACATTGCGGCGGCTTTATTGCCCGCTCCAACTTTGGCAAGTAATTTAATCACAATTATGCCGAACGTTAAGTTCAAGTCAGTAATGAAAAGACTTGCAACTGACAAACTTTTATCAAACGCATCTTGCGACTTTAACCCAGCAGGAACAATTACCTTAACAGAAAGAGTAATTCAACCTAAAGAGTTACAAGTTAACCGCCAATTGTGTAAAACAACTTTCAGAAATGATTGGGACGCAATCGAAATGGGTTATTCAGCATTTGACGTTATGCCAAAATCATTTACTGATTTCTTATTAGCACAATATGCTGAAAAGGTAGCTTCAGAAAACGAAGTAAACATCTGGAGAGGTGTTGCATCTAATAACGGAGAGTTTGACGGATTCACTACTTTATTAGCTTTAGACCCTGCACTTCCAACAGCGCAAGAACTTGCATTAGTAGGTGGTGGTTTGTTATCAACTAACGTAATTGCAGAAATCGGAAAAGTTTTAGACGCTACTCCATTAGCAGTTTCAGCACGTGAAGATTTCCATATTTACGTATCTACAAACGTATTTAGATTGTACGTTCGTGCATTAGGTGGTTTCGCTACTAATTTAGGAGCAAATGGTATTGACGGTAAAGGTTCAATGTGGTTTAACGGAGGTGCTATCCTACCTTTCGAGGGTGTTAAATTAGCACACGCACCGGGTTTACCTGCATCTACAATGATTGCAACAACTAAAGAAAATTTAGTATTCGGTACTGGTTTAATGAATGATGCGCAAGAGGTAAAACTTTTGGATATGGCAGATGTTGACGGTTCACAAAACGTTAGAATCGTTATGAGAATGACGGCAGGTGTTCAATACGGAATCGTTGAGGACATCGTTACATACAATGTTACTAACTCTGCAAACTAAGAACTTATGTGCGACTTAGCTAACGGAAGATTAGAAGTTTGTAAGGACTCAATCGGTGGATTAGACGCGGTATATTTAATCAACTTCGGGGATTTTAACCCCGAAGTTGATGTAAGTTATTCAGCAACGGCAGGTGAGGAAGATATTATCACGGCTATTGCAAACGTAACAGCGTGTTTTAAATTCACTTTAAAAGGAACTAATAGTTTCACTGAAACTATCACAACGGACAGAAACAACGGTACAACTTTCTTTTCACAAGAATTAAGTATTACGTTGAAAAAGCAGGACGCAAAAACTACTAAAATGGTTAAATTGCTATCATACGGCAGACCGCATATTATTGTTAGAGGTCGAGACAACCTTTACAGAATTGCAGGTTTAAGACGTGGAATGGATTTAACAGCAGGAAGTATTGCAAGCGGTGTTGAGGCAGGCGATATGAACGGTTATACATTGACGTTTACGGGCATCGAAAATTTGCCAGCAAACACAATCAATTGTACTACTGAAGCAGGTTTATTAACTGACTTAACGGGATTAACGTCTTTCACAACTACATAATTTTGTTTGATTGTCTCCATAGAAAGGGGTTGCAGAAATGTAACCCTTTTTTTATGCAACAGTTTTCTACTTTAATAGTTTTAATAATATGAATGTTTTACAAGTAAGTGCCTCAAGCCAAATATTGAAATGTGCGCCACGATCCACAACGATAACAAGTATTGTAGTAATCGACCAAGAAGCAGGAACAAGCGCAACTATTAACGCACCCACGATAATTGATTATGGTTATTATATCGGAGTACAAGCGGTGTATTCTTTAAAAGCAGGACGTTTCTACATAGTGCAATTATACAACCTTACTAACTTTTTAGGTAGTGAACAAGTTTGGTGTTATAAAGCAGGGTTGCAAACTGACGAACATTCTTCTAATAATGATTTTGTAATGCTATGAATGTAGATGTAATAAATTTGGCGCAATACGAAGCACCACAGATAATAGAATCGAAGCAAAAAGGGTACGTAACGTTTGGCGAAAACAATAGTTACTTTCAATTTCTTATTGACCGTTATAGAAAAAGCGCAACGAATCAATCCATTATAAACAACGTTACAAGGTTGATGTATGGTAAAGGATTAGGAGTAATTGATGCGAGTAGAAAACCTGCTGAATACGCTCAAGTGATGGCACTTTTTAATAAGGATTGTTTAAGAAAACTTTGCTTTGATTTAAAGACATTAGGTCAATGTGCGATTCAAGTACACTACAACGACAAACACGATAAAATACTAAAGGCGTTTCATATTGATATGAATCTTTTAGCACCTGAAAAATGCGATGATGAGGGGAAAATTAACAATTGGTACTATTCAAACAATTGGGAAGATATTAAGAAATTCCCACCTAAGAAATTCGCTACATTTGGAAGCTCAAATGATAAAATTGAAATCTTAGTTATTCGACCTTATGCAATTGGGATGAAGTATTTTTCTTTACCCGATTACGTAGCAGGAACGGCTTATGCGTTACTTGAAGAAGAAGTAAGCGATTACCTTATTAACGAGGTTCAAAACGGTTTTAGTGGCACAAAAGTGGTAAATTTCAACAACGGACAACCTGACATTGAAACACAAAATTTGTTACAATCACAAATTAAAAACAAGCTAACTGGTAGTAAAGGACAAAGGGTTATAGTTGGGTTTAACAACAATAAAGAAACAGCTACAACGGTTGATGATATTCCTTTAAACGATGCACCCGAACACTATCAATATCTTTCAACTGAATGCGAGCGTAAAATAATGGTTTCGCACTCCATTACAAGCGGTTTGCTTTTAGGATTAGGAAGCGCAAACGGTTTCGGAAGCAATGCAGATGAATTAAAGAATGCGTTTGTATTATTCGACAATATGGTTATTAGACCGTTACAGCAACTTTTGATTGATGGATTAGAACAAATAACATCTTTCAACGGAAATACGGCTAAATTGTTTTTTAAAACGTTACAACCTTTGGAGTTTACGGATTTAGAAAACGTACAATCAAGCGAAGATAAGCAAGAAGAAACGGGAACGGAATTAAGTTCACAAATCGACATTAGTGCATTCGGCGAACAAGTTGGAAAAGATTGGGTTTTGATTGACATTAAAGAGGTTGATTACGAAAACGATGAAGAAGAAAACGAAATGCTATCTAAGGACTTAGAGCCGTCACTTTTGAGTAAGGTTTACAACTTTGTAAGTACTGGCGATGCACGACCAAACATTACAAGTAAGCAGGATAAAACTATTGACGGAATTAAATTCCTTACACGTTACGTTTATGCAGGTAAAATGTCAGAAAATAGCAGGGATTTTTGTAAAGCAATGATGAGTTCAGCTAAGGTATACCGCAAAGAAGATATTATTAAAATGGGAACGATGCCCGTTAACAAAGGTTGGGGCCCGAAAGGCGCAGATACTTATTCAGTATGGTTGTATAAAGGCGGTGGAGATTGTAACCATAGATGGAATAAAGCAGTTTACGCAACTTTTGAAGGCAAAGCAATTGACGTAGAAACAGCACGACAAATAGCAGGTAAAAAAGCAGAAAAGTTAGGTTACAAAGTTGTTAACGAAAAACTTGTTTCAACACTCCCAAAGGATATGCCGTTTAACGGATTTTTACCAACTAATAAACGCTTTCAATAATGGCAGAAGCACTAATTATAACAAGGGACGATGTGGTAAAGTTCACGTCTTTAAACGGGAACGTTGACCCTGATAAGTTTATTCAATACATTAAAATAGCCCAAGACATTCACGTTCAAAAATATTTAGGAACGGATTTATTAGAAAAAATAAAAGCGGATATTATCGCGAATAGTTTAGGCGGTAATTATTTGACGCTTGTGAACACTTATATCAAGCCTATGCTTATTCATTGGGCTATGGTGGAGTATTTACCGTATTCAGCATACACAATTGGAAACAAAGGGGTTTATAAGCACAACGCAGAACAAAGCGAAAATATCGACCGTTTAGAATTATCTTTATTGATTGATAAACAAACGCAAACGGCAAACCATTACAGCAGTAGATTTGTGGATTATATGTGTTTTAATCAAGCGTTGTTTCCTGAATATAATAGCAATAGTAACGGTGATATTTATCCAAGTTCAGATACTAACTTTACTAATTGGGTTTTATGAAAAAGCGGTCAAAAAAGAACATTGAAAAATTAATGGTTTTCCTTCAACAAATCGAACAAGAAAAACCAAAGGAAAAGAAATGAGTTATTTTAAGATACTTGATACACTTAGAGCGCAGTTACAAGCGACTAACCTAATTTCTACAATTACGGACGGGCAAATTAGCGACATTGATTTAGCGAAACAAACGATTTTTCCTTTAGCGCATATCATTATAAATTCAGCAAGTATTGAAGGTAAAATGCAACGCTTCAATATCACTGTTTTAGCAATGGATATTTTAGATAGCAAGGAAAAATATGACCTTGAACCGTCTATAATGAATGCAATGTTGCAAGCACTTAATAGAGTTCACGACATAATGAAACGTGGGGACTTGAATCCTGACTATATTATGATGGACGGCGATGCAACCTTAGAACCGTTTACGGATAGGTTTGAGAATAAATTAGCAGGTTGGGCTATGACATTCGATGTTATTATGGTTTCTGATATGACTATTTGCGATACTGGTTTCACAAGTGGTTGTCCAAATGTAACGGTAACAGATGGCGCAAGTTCGGTGCAAGTTTTAGCGGGTGGAACTTATACTTGTTCTGGTGGTAGCGTTGTAGTAAGCAACTCAAACGATAGCTATTTAGTAACGACAAGCGCAAATTTAGAACTACCTAATACAACGGTAAATGTTTACGTTGACGGCATATTAAACCAAACGGGAACGATTGTAACCTTAGACCCTAATCAAGTAATAAATATAACGGTATGAGTTTAGATATAAATTTAACAAATGTCGAAAGCACGACAAATAAGAAAACAAATTTAACTGATAATTCAGATACGTTTTACCCTACACAAAAGGCAGTTAAAACAGCAGTTGATGCAAAGTTTAACACGCCAACGGGGACAACAGCGCAATACCTTAGAGGTGATGGAACGGTTGCAACGTTTCCAACGATTCCAGACCCTGCTGATTTTGTGGAAAAATCCGATTTCACTTCGCATTCAATATTAGCAAAACAAAGTGGAGCAAGCGACCCTGTTGCAGTTTCAATTGGAAACAATGAAATTTTAGGAAGAAAAAGCGGTGGTGGTTCTAATATTGAAGGGCTTTCGGTTAGCGAAGTAAAAAGTTTACTTAATTATACAGCTTCAGACGTTGGTGCGGTTGCTACAAATTCAGCCATTACGGGCGCAACGAAAACTAAAATAACTTACGATGCAAAAGGATTAGTAACAAGCGGTACGGACGCAACCACGGCAGACATTGCAGATAGTTCAAATAAGCGATACGTAACAGATGCTAATTTAACGGTAATCGGAAATACAAGCAATACCAACACTGGAGACGAAACGCAAGCCTCAATACTTTCAAAGTTAGGGTGGTTTAAAATTCAAGATACAACTGCAGGGACTTCATCAAGTGGTACAAGCAACACTATCTCAAAATCAATAGCTTTGCCGTTTGTTCCTCAATTTTTAAAATTCAGAGTTACTGGTTTTAGAAATTCAGGAAGCACAAATACTTTTACTATACGTGCATACCTTAGTGAAGTAGATAGTAATATTGGTGGAACAGCTATTTTGATTGCAACAGTTACTGGAGCAAATACTGCTGTTAGTTATTTACCTTTAGTCAGAAATAATTTAAACATAGTAAGTGGTAACATTATAGGTTTAACAAATTCAGGTGCTCAAGCAACTGATGACATAAACATTTCGAGTGCAAGACAAAACCAAGCTATACCAACAGGAACACCTTTGTATTTAATATTTGCCATTCAATGTGCAAGTGCTTCAGATACAGCAAGAATTGAAAGTGTTGAAATTTCTAATTTTTAAGATATGTACACAATAGTTGATACAATTTCGGGTTTGGTTTTATTCGCTAAATTTGATAATGAAGTTTTAGAAGGTCAAATAGCAATCAATAAAGTTTGCACAATTGAAAGTGAAAGCGATATTTATTATAATTTTGAAACTCAAGAATTTTACACAAAATGATAAAGGACGGCTTAGAACTACTTAACAAATACGGTGCAAAGAATTTATTTTTTATCGCTGCAATCGTTTACTTATATTTCTCAATTCAGAAAGCCGAAAAGAAGATTGAAGTAATTGAAGCTAAACTTTACGACTGCTATGAAGATAGGGTAATGATCCAACGAAACGCAAATAACACTTATCAAACACCAAAACGACTAATAGCAATTTTACCAAATGAAAAAACTTATTTACGACACGCTCGCACCAAAAGGAACGTTTGAGCAGAAGCGAGTAGCATCGTTTACAGCGTTTTGGGTTGCCGTTGGTTTAGCTACTTATGGATTTCACTATGATATCGTATTGATTTTTATAGGCTATTCAGCCACAGCAATCGGTTTAAATGTGTGGAATAAAAAGATTGATAAACAATAATTACTAAATTCGTACTTTCATATTCGTTTTTTTAAAGGTTAGAAAAGCCTATCATTCATTTGGTAGGTTTTTTTTTATGCTTGATTTTCAGATATTTAAAAAATAATTACAAAATAATTAGGAAAAAGTTTTACCGAATGGAAAATAAGTATTAGATTTGTTGAAACAAAAACGAAAAACAATGGAAGCAATTACAAGATTTGAAGTAGGAAATGTTTACGAAATGACATTTATTGGTGATAGCGATTTACGCCCTCAATACATTTGTGTTAAAAGAACTGATAAAAGTGTAAGTTTTGAGCGTTTTCAAAGAGCAAACGATAAAATAACTAAACGTGTTAAAGTTTGGGATAATGCTGAATTCATCATTGATGGTAATTATTCAATGGCTCCTAGAATTAAAGCAACTAGAATAGTAAGATAATCAAATCAGGGGGTGCGCATCTGTAACGCACGAAAAATTAAACGAAATGAAAATAACCCACCAACAAGCACGAAAAGAAGTAACCTTGTTCTACATTCAACAAGGACACGGAAGCCTCTTAGAAGCGTGCGAAACGGCACAAATAAGCTATTCTTCAATCTACAAGCAATTGAACGGAATAAACGCTTTAAAATTGTATTCGATTAAGGAATTGATTGAAAAGCTGAATGAAAAATACACAGCTAAGGAGATTGACGGTAACTTAATAATTGTAAGGAGATGATAAACGAAACAATCCAAGAGAAACTTGCACGCCTTAATCTAGTCGAACGGAATTCACTATACAAGCAATGCGACATTTGTAAAGGCGATGCGACAATAGTAGTTAATTCTACATTTAACGAAAATCCTATTTACGATGAAACGGAAAACTGCCCTAATTGCTCGACTGGTAAAGTTGGTAACAAAGAAGTAATTGAAGATAGAATGTTTGAATACGAATGTTTAATTGTTGATATAAATACAAGAATTAAACGATTACACGAATTAGCGAATGAAGTTGAAGAACACAGATATTGGTTGAGAAAGAGGCTATGAAAACAATCACAATAAACCTAACTTGCGAAGATTCTCACTACCTTACTTTGGTACTTGAAAAAGCATCACAGCAAATTAAACAAGGTGGAGATAAGGGTAGTTTCACTTCGCAAGGAATTGCGGTTAATTACACCGTTGAAAGTATTGATTGCGCTAAACCAGAAAGAGAAGTAAGAAAAGAAATGATTAACGGAGTTATTCACGAAATAGTAAAAAGTAAGATATGAAAGCAAAAGAAAAAGCTAAAGAATTTTTTGATAAATATTATATTGTTTGTCAAGAATATACAGAAGAAATACAATGCAGTATACAAGCCAAAGAATGTGCTTTAATTGCAGTTGATGAGGTAATAATTAGAACAAGAAGTGTAGATACTATGCCTTATAATTGTCAAAAAATAGATGAAAACACAAAAGAATATTGGCGAGAAGTTAAACAAGAAATCCAAGCTTTATGAAAACACACCTACTAAAAACCGAAACCAACGGCAAAGCTAACTATAAGATAGTAGAGCAAAGCCACGATTTACCAAAAGACACTAAGTATTTTATAAAGTACCGTCCTTGCATCTACAAAGGGGTTAAATGTGCGATAATTACAGAACATTTAAACTATTATGTGATATTGTTTGATGGAAATGAGATTAAGGTAACGAGTAACGAAATAACCACTCATCACTAACATTAACCACTCATCACAATAGCGGTCAAGCGAATGAAGATAGTAAGTAGATTTGAATATGAAATTGAAAATGATAGATGGAAAATTAGCAGAAGAAATAACTTTTAAAGGTGGTTTAAAAGGATGGTATTTTTCAAGCAAAGCGCATAAAGTAATTTTCTTTTGTCAATTCAATGGTTTTGACTATTTAAGACAAGAAATTTTTGACAAGTATTATTACAGTGAATTAAAATCAAATTATTAAACAAGGGTCTGCGACCTAACCCCTCCGAGTAGAATCGGCAACTATTCCGAGGGGTTTATTAAAAATAGTAATCTAAAAACAAATAATATGAAAACAGAAACAATCACAATTTTAGCCTTAATGGGTGTAATGGTAACTTACGGAGTAATTCACTACTTCAAGTACAAACAACTTAAACGCTACTACAAGCGTAAGTGCGAACGTCACGATGTATTAAACGAGCAACTTGCAACAGCTAACGATATGCTTAGAGATTTGTTTGCGGAAGACAAACGCAAGAATGCTAAATTATTAGCTAAAAATCAAGAAATTCAACAACTTAAAGAACAAGCGAAATGACAGCAAAACATGAAGCAACAATAGATGGTCTTAACTACATTGAACAAGAATTAAAAGGGGAACATTATAATAAAAAGTTTTTAGCTGAAATTTTGTTCCATGCATTAGAGGGTTTTAATGAACTAGCAATAAATAAAAATATTTCATTAAATGATATAACAGTAGAAGTTATAGTAGATTTTCTTAAAAATAAATAGTAAAATTATGAAACAAACAGCAGTTAAATTCCTGATAGATGAAATCTCATGTAGATTTATAATATCTGAGGAGCTAAGAATAGCAATGTATAAGGCTATTGAAATGGAGAAGGAGCAGATAATTGATGCTTACCATAATGGTTATAGTGATGCAATACAAGCAAAACCAAAACAATATGACCCACAAAAATACTACAACGAAACTTTTAAATAAATAAAATGAACGAACGACACCTAAAAGAAACTATCCAAAAACAAGCGGATAAAATCAAAGAATTAGAAGCGGATTACAACGACGAATTTGTTAAAGGGCAAATGAAAACGAAAGAGATTGAAAAGCTAAACAAAATCCTTTACTATTTCGATACTAAGCTGAAAAATAACGCTGAATATCAACAGTTGAAAGCAGACCTTATTGGCGGAAATGAAGAACAAATCAACTTTGAGGTATGAAACCAAACTACAAACATTTAAGCGTGCTCCTACTGGGTGCGCTTTGGATCGTTGGAATGCTTTATTTCTTATACGGTTGTTCAGCAAACTACCACTTTACTAAATTCCTGAATAAAGGTGGTAAAATCGATACAACGGAGCGAGTTGTAAGCGTTGAGAAAACTATTAAGGTAAACGGCAAAGATTCAATAATTTTCGTTCAGATGCCTTTAAATTGTCCAGACGTACAAATACCACCAACACGTCAAGAAATACGCTATAAATACAGAATACAACGTGATAGCATTGAAACAATACGTTATGTAACGAAGTGGAAAACTAAAGAAGTTGTAAAGGTTGCAAAAGCTAAAGAACGTAATCCTTTTAATTGGTTTTTAATTGGTTTAGCAATTGGAATTTTTACACCTATTTTAATTAGATTAATAGTGAAAAAATTATGAACCTCCGCAACCTACTCTACGAATTATTAATTGCACTAATTTTGTGCTATGTTTTTTACTTAATACTTACAAAATGAAACCAACAATTGACCAAGTTATTAAAGGAATGGAAAAAATAGGAGCGGTTGTATTCCGTGAGCCATTTTCGATTAATCTTTTCGGAGTGCGAACAAATGAAAACACAGCGGACACGTTTAACGATTGGGGCGGTGCGTTCTATTGGGATGACAAAGGAAAACGACACGAGTTAATAATTCCAATTACAACCGATGCTGGAGTCTTTTATAGATTGAAACCGATGAATAAGTTAGGAACTGCTATCCTGATCCACGACAAACAGTATAGAGGCTGTTACCAACTTATGGATAAAGGGCATAATGGCACCAAAGCATTTAGGCAAATTAAACCGATGCTATATTGGAGAGATAACGAT